TGTGTGGGATTATTCCACGTCGTTTTAGCCCGCCAATTTTTGCACCTTCTAATATAGCAGGTGTTATTTTGCGATTTTTTCGAGTTGTCAACCATTTCTGTTTAGTTTCAACTGAATGTTTCTTTCCATAAAAATAATTCAACTCACCTTTAGAATTTTTAGATCTTAACTCAGAATATTCTTCTTTGAGATTTTCATAAGTTCGAGATCTTATACGATCGCGTTGTATGTGTTGATTTTTAAGATGCGACATCGCCCATAGTGCACAAACCATCTTATATCTCGCATTTCCTAATACCATTCTTGTTAACAGTAAATGGCACATAAAATGTTCACGAGCAGTTAAGATAATAAGATTTGAATCATCATTGGTACCACCCAAGCATCGAGGAATAATATGATGCTTTTCGGTATACCCGATATTTATTCTTCCCCTGGACTTATTAATAATACTATAATAGCATCGAGTATATTTGTTAGATAAATACATTTGCTGATGTTCCTTTCTCGAACGTTAGAGCAGTTGGATGTTAGCGCATCGCGAACTGCACTTTTATTTATACACCGTAACGGTTCTTCTTGCGCTTAGGAATTATACTTTGAGTATTTACTGATTCGTTTTCAGTACTACCCGGATGTGTAAGCTGCTGGGGCTTATAACCTAATTTTTTATAAGCACCTGTAATTTTGTCTTGATCGGCCTGTGTGTAGGCAATTGTAACCATGTCATCACTAGCAGGACCAACTTCAGTAACATTTTCTAAATAATCCGGGCTAGAGGACATTGCAACACCTAATCTATATTTGTGATAATAATTACTGGGGCCAATTGGGTCTCCTTTGCTACCAAAGCCCTGTGCTCCAGGTATAGCGTCCTGAACCTGTTCGGGAAATGCACTTTGTTCCATTATTTCACGAAATCTCATCGTTATACTCCGTGCTTATTAGGTCTACGTGCTGGTACTGGACTTACTTTATGTATTGATTCGTGTTCACCACTACCATCCTGTGTGATTGTAGTGCCAGTAATGCCCATATTTTTGGCCGCTGCTTCTATAGTTTGTTTGCAAGCATCTGTATAGGCCACTGTTACAAAATTAGGACCAACTTCGCCCGACTTGGGCATTGTTCGATCCGGCGAGACAGCTAACATTACACCATACTTGTATGCAGCATAAGGATTGTTTGCATTGCTTAGTGCCGCCCAAGTTTTTACGCCGGGTATAGCTTTCTTTGCGCTGTCACGTATTTTATGATCTGTGTGATCATCTTCACTTTCAAATATAAATTCATTTGCTCTCATAATTATCCAATCACGAACCAATAGGGTTGCGAACCATCTACATACATCTTTAATTCTTCTTCAAGTTTTTCCATCATTTCTTTGCCTTCGGCTTTTAATGCTGCACCATTTAATGAAGTACCGCCCTGTGGGCCAGCAATTGTTGCAAACTTTTCACGCGCTTCGCCCAGCACCTGTTTACTCAAGGCTAAAGCATATTCCTGTATCCAGGGGAAAATTTGATAGTCTTGTAGCAGTGTTTGTTCTGGTTTGTAATTGTAACACCACAACAATACTGTTTCTGATACTTGCTTGTAGTCACCTACTACCCAACTCATGTTACCAGTTGCGTCATCTACTTGTACAACAGGACCGTTGCGTGTTGCACTTACTGTAATTGTTCCCGGAGCACCCACAGTAGGTATACTTAAAACATAATAAGTTTGATTAGAAACTAAACCACCAAACGTAGTGTTAACAAAAGTTATAGGCAAACCAACAGATAATTTTGTAGTATCGTTTAGTGTAATCAAGTCGCCTATAACTGCGGTAGCAGAAGCTGTACCACTGCCACCCCCCAAATTTGGCATCTTGCGCACCAGTGTTAATTGTTTACCTACACGATTCCAAGTGTAGTTCATATGCCCACCAAACATACGCATTGCTAGTTCCTGATACTGAGCAAACAATTCGTAATTGGTTAACCCGCCCACACGCCCTGCTACCAACATGTAGGTATTCAAATAGCCACTGGCAAATGGTTCAAATTGGCTAGCTGTGGTACCCGTCACACTGCCAATACCACGACGGAATACTTGGCGCACTTCCACTATTTCCTGAGGCAAAGTATACGTTTGAACTTCACCCACTAGATCCAAGAACGCATAGCTTTCTTCTGTTGCATTTTGAGCACGTTGTCTATAACGCAATATGGCTTGATCAATTACCATATTGTAGTGTTCGGCATCTAGTTCTACGTCAACAAGTGCATCGCCCAGTCTTAGGCGCACATAATCCTGTATACGTGCTCTTAGCTGCGCCTTAGTTTTATTTAGATCTTCAATACTGGCCATAATGGGTTCCTATCATAATATTTATGCTGCAAATTAGGAATTGAACCCAAAAAAATCCCGGGCGAACCCGGGATTAAGTTACAACTTAGGAGCTTGCAAAATGCAAGGTTACATCAGACCACACGCAGCAACAAAGTATCAGCATTAATACGTCCATTCAGCTTAGTGCTGGTAGCTTTGATTCCATCCAAAAACTTGCGCAGGTTAACTTTGCCCGCCTTCATGAGCTCAGGCAGTTTTTCCTTGGGTTTACGCACAGTTTTTGCAATGCTTTCACGCTCATTGAAGTTTTGAATCGTAGTACCTTTAACCATTAGCGTATGCCCAGAGTCCGCAACATAACGACCCAGCTTGCGCGTTTTGACATTAAAGATCCAGAGCTGTTCAGCACCCACAATTTCCGTAGGACTAATACTGACAAGGCTGAGCTCTTTATATTCCTTACAAAACTTAAGGCGGCTAACCTGTTTATCTGCACTGACGGCTTTGCGCTTGCGCGGTTTCTTGTCCAGAGCTTTCAGCTTGACGTAATTGTCAATATCACTGAATGTTTTCTCAAACCAAGCCAAAACTCGCTTCAGTTTTGGACCTTTGAGGAAAGCATAAGCTTCGGCCAACTGTTCATCAGCTTTGGGTAGTTTGCTAGCTTTGATTTCAGCGTAGTCACCTTCGTAGAAGGCACGAATCTTGCCAGCAACAGGTCGACTAATTTGCTTTTCAACCAAATACTTGTAAACATCCAACTTGCCGGTACCATTTACGACGACTTCATCCAAGTCACCATCGATGTCACCAGCCAAATCACGAGCCTGTGCTAACATGCGGGCTTGAATTCCGTCAATCAAACTGACAGTAACTTTCTTATCCACTTTAATGCTGGGCGCAGTTTGACTAATGGGAGAAACTGCATCAAACAAACTGCGAGTCTCAGCAATAATAGACTTAACTTTGGAAACAACATAGTCAATATGCTTGGCGCGCAATGGAGCACCACGATTGTGCATACGCACCAAGCCGCCCATAGTCACGATGGTTTTACCATCAGTGCTATTTTTGTAAGCCTGTATCTGATCCTGCGTCAATTTGCTGTTGGTATTAAGCCACGCAGCAATTTCCTTTTTAAATTCCGGACCACTATAAAAGTGTGCATAGTAGTTAAGTCCACGAGTAATCGCACGTTCAAGTTCATCGTCCTTAAACGTTTTGCCGCGCCATTCGGGCTCTTTACCTACATACTTTTCATCCACCAAATCAGTGGCTGTAAGTTTGACTACTTTTTTACCACGTTTCATTACTTCTCCTTAATTAAACAGCGGTCTTAGCAGTATATATGGTTTTGATCGCCGTGTCAATACCGCTAAATACTTGATATTTAAGGAATATATAAATTGCCCAGAATATCACTTTGGCAAAATGGTGCCCACGGTAAAGATTATAAGTTTTTGGACGCTAGAATCAGCGAAATGTTCACGCTGGGTGGTACCGGCATTAATGTACACAAGTATCTAGGACCCATTGAGCAAACTGGCAGCACGGATGCTACCAAACCGGACTACCTAAACGAGTCGGCAAAGAATATTCAGGACCTGCTATTCCTAGAAAACCGCGATCGCAAATATGATACCAGTGTTTATAATGTTCGTGGCATTTATCAAACTGCTGATATAGATTTTAACTTGGAACAATTTGGTTTATTCCTAAGTAACGATACACTGTTTATTGTATTTCACATAAAAGATACAGTAGAGTTATTGGGGCGTAAATTAATGAGTGGGGATGTGTTGGAATTACAACACAAAAAAGACTATTGGAGTTTGGACGAAACGGTACCAGTAGCACTAAAGCGATATTATGTAATTCAGGAAGTAACATTCGCTAGCGAAGGTTATAGCCCAACATGGTGGCCACATTTGCTACGTGCCAAAGTTGTACCATTAGTAGACAGTCAAGAATACAAGGATATTCTTAACAACATAGCAGCCGGAGACGACACTACCAACACGTTAGCACAAGTACTCAGCACCTATGATGTCAACTTGCAAATTAATGATGCAATTGTAACACAAGCAGAAGCAGAAACACCAAAAAGTGGCTACGATACAACACCACTTTATACTGTACCTACTAATGCAGATAGAACTGAGTTAAATAGTCCAACCACTACACCAGATAAAAGTATAGAAGGTTATCTAACTGGTGATGGATTAGCGCCAAACGGCTTTCCAGTTACTAGTGCCATAGCATTTCCGGACAATCCCACAGTTGGAGAATATGTGTTGCGTATGGATTATTTCCCGCATAGACTATTTAGATTTGATGGTAAACGTTGGGTCAAGGTCGAGGATGCAGTACGAGATAACTATACACCAGGTAGTGGTACTAACTTGCGCTCGCAGTTTATTGACAATACTGCCAATGTAGTGGTGGGTACTGAAACAGTTCAAAGCAGGCAGGGTCTAAGTAAGGCTCTGGCTAATAGGAAGAAAATTGTATGAGTCCAGTTCCATTTTTTTATGATGAACAAATCCGTAGATATTTGTTACAGTTTATAAGGTTGTTTAGTAATTTCCAAGTTCAATTTACAGACAGATCCGGAAGTAAAACCTTGCAACGTGTTCCTGTACGCTATGGAGACAGCAGCAGACAAGCAGCCAGTATTCTTCGTAACAACAGCGAAGCATCACTGAATTCTACACCCATGATCAGTTGTTACATCAGCAATTTAGAATACGATCGCGAACGTGTACAAAATCCCTATTTTGTCAGTAATATGAGTATCCGTGAACGAGCTTACGATGCAAATGCACATGAATACTTAACTACACAAGGCAATGCATTTACAATTGAACGATTAATGCCAGTGCCATATAAACTTACTATGAAGGCTGATCTTTGGACCAGCAATACAGAACAAAAATTGCAGTTAGTAGAGCAGCTAAGTTGTGTTTTTAATCCCAGCTTGGAAATTCAAAGCACTGACAATTACATTGACTGGACTAGTTTAACAGTAGTGACACTAGACACTACAACTTGGAGCAGCAGGAGCATTCCAGTAGGCACAGACGACAATATTGATATTTTTACCTATAACTTTACTGTACCAATTTGGATCAGTCCACCAGCCAAA